CGCGGCTACGGGAGACGCAGCGGCGCGAACAAGCGGCGCTTGACTACGCGCGAAACGTGCAAGCGCGGGCCCAGCAGCTTGAATACCAGTACCTGAACACGGATCAGCAGCGCGTGGCCGAGGCCACGGGGCGCATTGAGACGCAGGCCATGGCGCTCAAGCAAATCATTCGCAAAGCGCGCGAAGAAGGCGACGTTGACACGGAGACAGAGGCGCAACAGCGCCTGACTTCGCTCACGATGGAGCAGGCTTCTGTCCAAGCGCAGAATGCGCAGCGTCAAGCGTATGAGCAGAACCTTGCAGCGCAGCAACAGCAGGCTGCACAGCAAGCGGCGTATCAGCAGCCCGCACAGCAGCGTCAGGTTGACCCTAAGGTGGAAGATTGGGCGGAGCGTAACCCCTGGTATGGCCGCGACACAGCCATGACGCATGCTGCGTGGGGCATACATCGGCAATTAATTGAGGCCGAGGGGTTTGACGCCAGTTCTGACGAGTACTATCATGAACTTGACAGACGTATCCGGGATGCTTTCCCCAGAAAGTTTTCCGGTGCGCAAAACGGGGCGGCGCGTAACGTGCAGCCGGTCGCACCCGCTTCCCGGTCCTCCGGGATCAACCAAGCTGCACGCCGCACGGTTCGCTTGACCCCAAGTCAGGTGGCCATTGCCAAAAAACTGGGTGTTCCGCTTGAGGAATACGCCAAGTACGTGAAGGAGTGATCATGAGTGACGTTAAAACTACCGTAGGAGCTGCTCCAGCTCTTAACCGTACTTCGCGAGACGCAGAGCTTCGCGCGAAGATTACGCGACGTCGTCCGTGGCAAGCGCCTTCGCGGCTTGATGCACCTGAGCCGCCTCCCGGATACAAACATCGCTGGATTCGAGCTGAATCAGCAGGCATTCAAGACCGCACCAACGTCGCAGGCCGTCTTCGCGAGGGCTACGAGCTGGTACGCGCCGATGAATACCCTGACTTTCACTCGTCCAGTCCTGAAGACGGTCGGCATGCTGGCGTGATCAGCGTCGGTGCCCTTCTTCTGGCACGTATCCCCGAAGAGACGGTTGAGGAACGAAACGCGTACTACCAACAGCGAGCGGGAGATCAGCTTCAAGCTGCGGACAATGAGCTGATGAAGGCCAATGCGCATTCGAGCATGGTCATCGAACGCCCTGCCCGCAGGTCTCGAGTCTCATTTGGCGGGTCGAAAGACCAGTAACCCTTTTGAAGGAACCATCAAATGGCTAATGTTGACAAGCCCTTTGGTCTGCGTGCCCTCGGCAATCTGTCCGCCACTGGCGGTCAAAAGCAGTACGGATACGAGATTGCCGACAACCAGTCCGGGGCGATTTTCCAAGGCGACTTGGTCACCGTTTATGACGGTTACCTCGTCAAGTTTGCGCCTGCGACCCACACCGCTGCGGTAGGTGTGTTCAATGGTTGCAACTACATCGACCCGACCACCGGCAAGCCGACCTGGAAGAACTACTACCCCGGTTCGGTCAACATCACGCAGGGCAAGATTATTGCCGACGTGATCGATGATCCCAACCAGCTCTTTATCATCCAGGTGGATGAGTCGGTTGCGCAGACTCAAGTCGGCTTTAACGCCGATGTTGTGGGCACCGGCGGAAGCACCACCACGGGCGTTTCGACGATGGAACTGGACTCGTCCACCATTGCAAAAACGGCTGCATTGAACCTGAAGATCGTTGGCCTGTGGGATGTTCCCGGCAACGCCTATGGCACCAATGCTGTGGTTGTGGTGAAGATTAACGAGCACCTGTACGGTAGTGCTGGTGTTGCCGGTCAAGGAGCTTAATCATGGCAATTTCACGTGCACAACTGGTGAAAGAGCTTGAGCCTGGCCTCAATGCTCTGTTCGGCTTGGAGTACAAAAACTACGAGCAGGAACACACCGAGATCTACTCGATCGAGACCTCTGACCGCGCGTTCGAGGAAGAGGTGATGGAATCGGGCTTCGCCGAGGCCCCGGTCAAGACTGAAGGCGCTGGCGTCGCGTACGACCAAGCGCAAGAGGTCTACACCGCTCGCTACACGCACGAGACCATCGCGCTGGCGTTCTCGCTGACCGAAGAAGCCGTGGAGGACAACCTCTACGATCGTCTGTCTGCGCGTTACACCCGTGCCCTGGCCCGTTCGATGTCGCAGACCAAGCAGATCAAGGCGGCGGCCGTGCTTAACGGCGCGTTCGACACCTCGATCGGCGGTGACGGCAAGCCTCTTTGCGCTCTGGACCACCCGACTTTGGGCGGCCCGGATCTGAAGAACGAGCTGACCGTTCCGGCTGACCTGTCTGAGACCTCGCTTGAGCAGGCTTTGATCGACATCGCCGCGTTCACGGACGAGCGTGGCCTGAAGATCGCTGTTCAGGGCCTGAAGCTCATCATCCCGAAAGAGCTGATGTTTACTGCCGACCGCATCATGAAGTCCACGCTTCGTGTTGGCACGGCCGACAACGACATCAACGCGGTTCGGAACATGGGCATGGTTCCGCAGGGCTACACCGTGAACCACTTCCTGACCGACCCCGACGCATGGTTTATCAAGACCGATGCGCCGAACGGCATGAAGATGTTCTCGCGCGTGGCGATCAAGACCGGTTTCGAAGGCGACTTCGACACTGGCAACGTCCGCTACAAGGCTCGCGAGCGCTACAGCTTCGGCTTTAGTGATCCGCGCGGCTTGTTCGGATCGCCGGGGGCCTGATGGCCTAGAAAAAGGGGGCTTCGGCCCCCTTTTTCTTTCCCTCAACATCGAGTATATTGAGGGCATTCCGGGGTCATTCTCGGTGCGTCTGACAGTCCCGGCTGACGACATGCAGACAGGCGCACTGCAACTCGCATGTGAGGAAAATCATGGCTGCTACCCATTACTCCGGCCCGCTCCAGTACTCTGGAAAAGGCGCAACCGGTGCCTGGGGCACCGATCTCACCACCGCTGTTGACACCGACGTCGTCACGTACATGGACGACTTCACGGCTGTTGCGCTGGATTCGACCAATGACTGGACCGTGGTCAAAGACTCTGGAGCCTCGACCGGCATCGGCGCGGACATCGTCAATGGCGTTCTCGAGCTGACCTCTGCCGCTACGACCGACAACGACGGCGCGTCGGTGCAGGGCAACGAGATCTTCAAGGCGCAAGCGGACAAGTCGCTTTGGTTTGAGACCAAGATCAAGTGCAACGACGCTGATCAGACCGACATTTGCGTGGGCCTGACGGTGAACTTTGCGACCAACCCCGAGAACATGCTGACCGCTGCCGATCGGATCTGCTTCCAGATCGACGACGGCAATGCATCGATCCTGTGCAAGACCGAGTCGGGTGGCACCGAGACCTCCACGGACTCGGGCATTGACCTGGTTGACGACACGTACGTGACGCTGGGCATTCGGGTCGTGGGCACGGGCCAGGTGTTCTTCTACATCGACCGCACTCAGGTTGCTTACCACAGCACCAACATCCCGACGACCGAGCTGGCGCTTGCCGCCATGTCGCTGTCGGGCAGTGCCACGGGGACTCGGACGACCACTGTTGACTACATGTTCGCAGCGGCCACCCGTTAATAGGAGGCCGTCATGAGCTTCAGCAACATCCAGTCGGTACGGAAGACCGCCTCTGCGGCGGCGGTCTCTGGCCGCACTCGTTTGCTGGGGGTGTACTTCACGCACACGGCCACCTCCGCCACGATCACTCTCAAGGATGGGAGCACGAGTGGCGGCACGGCCAAGTTGACGTTGACGTCGCCCGCAGCCATCGGCTCGCAGGACCTCATCATCCCCGACATGGGGATTCTGTTCGGAAGCGGCATCTACATCGACCTCAGCTCGGCCGAGATCACCAGTGTGACGCTGCTTTTTGAGGGCGGGGCTGCTGCGTAATGGCTACCAAAAAGGGCATGGGCATCAAGACTTCGGTGAAGTCGGGCAATTTCCGACCCACCAAGCAAGGTGCTGGCATGACCAAGAAGGGGGTGGCCGCTTACCGGCGTGCCAACCCTGGTAGCAAGCTGCAAACGGCGGTGACGAAGAAGGACCCGTCGCCTGCTGATGCAAAGCGCCGTGCGTCGTACTGTGCACGGTCCGAGGGGCAGATGAAGATGTATCCCGAGGCGGCGAAAGACCCGAATAGCCGTATTCGACAGGCACGCAGGCGATGGAGATGTTGAGCTGTGGAAATGATGATTTGGAACATCGTGCTGACAGCGATCGTGGGCGTCTTGGCCTTCCTGATTAAGAGCAAGTTTGATGAGCTGAACCGGCTCGGCATCCTGCTCAATCGGACGCGCGAGGAAGTCGCGCGGGATCACGTCACACGGCGAGAAGTGGAGGATCGGTTTGACAAGTTTTTGAGCCATGTGGACCAGCGGTTCAACCGCCTGGAAGCAAAACTGGACGAAATCCGAAAGGTAGGGTAGTGCGATGATGGGCAAGATGAAGATGGTCAAAAAGGCGGCAAGATGGTGCCTTCTTTCGCGGCCGATGGCGTGGGCAAGATGAAAAAAGGCGGCATGGCGGACAAGATGGGCCGTGCCATGAAGACCAAGACCGCTGATGCACGCGGTCGCGCAATGAAGAAGGGGAAATAATCATGGCTGGACGTGGAATGGGTGCCGCTACGCGCGGTGGTGGTGCTGTTGAAAGCGGCCCCGCAAACAAGATGATCTCTGAGCCCAGTAAGAAAACGGGTCCCATAATGATGGCCAAGGGCGGCATGGCCAACAAAGGCAACGTCAATGAGCACAAGCGCATGGCCATGGGCAAGCCCATTGGCAAAATGGGGGGTGGCATGATGACCAAGGGCTACGCTGCTGGTGGCATGATGACCAAGGGCTACGCTGCTGGCGGTGCTGCTAAGAAGATGGCCAAACGCGCTAAGTAATGTCATACCTCATCAGCAACATCCCGTACTTTAAGTGCTGGGTTAGACGCGAGTTTACCCACATGCACCAGAAGTATCATGGCGAGTACTTGCACGCAAATGTTATTGCGGTCAACGTCATGCCGGATCGTTGCTTGAGTTTTCAGCTTGTATTTACCGGGTGTGAAAGCCAAGTAGATGGCTCTGAAAACGTGCATGGGGGAGCGATGTGGGCGCGCATGCCGATCACCGCGTTGGTGGGAGACATCCCACTGGAGGAGTGGCCGGAGCGCATGCCCACGCACATGGCGCAGCCTTGGGATTGCCCGTCGCATCACCATACGGTGATCAAGTTTGCTCGGACCAGCCCAAGCCCTTGGATGTGCAAAATTGACGGCGAGTTTTACACGGGTAGATACCTGTTCACCGTGGACTACGCCGAGAGCGAGGTGGCCGATTGCCCTGCTCAGCACAAGCAAAGTCATGTGCTGATTTTGACCGATGCGGGCAAGTGGACAGGTAATATTGTGGCGCTGCCAAACAACCGCGTCCGGGTCACAAGCCCTGCGTTTTGGCAAACAGGGGAAGGGGCACCTGACTTCAGGCCCAGTCAGTGGACACATTGTGCGGAGCAGGACGACTCGTACATGGATGCGCAAGCAACATTCGATAACCTCTACAACAAATGACCACCTCCGGCACTACCACCTTCGACCTAGCGATCGATGACCTGGTCGAGGAAGCGTTTGAACGCTGCGGCATTCGAGCAACGAGCGGCTATCAGCTCAACTCGGCTCGCCGTTCGCTCAACCTTCTGTTCCTCGATTGGGCCAATCGTGGGCTGAACCTGTGGACGATTGAGCAAGCGACCTACGCGTTGACCCAGGGGGTCAACGAGATCAACCTGCCCACGGACACGGTCAACGTGCTCGAAGCCATCATTCGGCAGAACAACCAAGGCATTAACACCGACGTCTACATTGAGCGCATCAGTCGGGAGGACTGGCTCAATGTGCCTGACAAGACCACGCAGGCGCGCCCTGCGCAGTTCTACGTGCAGCGTGCAAACGTGCCCAAGGTGTTTTTCTATCCCGCAGCGGATCAGAACTACACCTTCGTGTACTACCGCATCCGTCGCATCCAGGATGCGGGGGATTACACGAACACGGCGGACGTGAACTTCAGGTTCTTGCCTTGTTTGGTTTCGGGCCTCGCGTACTATCTGTCGCTGAAGTTCGCGCCGGAGCGTTCGGCTGCGATGAAGGCCATTTACGACGAGGACTTCCAGCGGGCGGCCTTGGAAGACCGGGACACTGCCAGCGTGCAGTTCGTGCCGGACTTAGGGGTGTGAAGTGGCCTATGCAACCGGCAAGTATTCCCTTGCGCTCTGTGACTTCTGCGGACAGCGGTATCCGTACAACACCTTGCGCAAGAACTGGGAAGGCTACATGGTCTGCCCAGACGACTACGAGCCCAAGGAGCCGCAGCTCGAGCCGCTTCGTTATCGCGGGGATGCGATCGCGTTGCGTGATCCTCGGCCCGATCGTATCGAGCCGGTGTCCGTGTTCGTGGGTGCGCCAGGCTTTACAGCGTTTCAGAGCTTTGGCAGTGCGCGCGGCACCAACGACATGCGGCCTTATGTGCAGGGCCAAGCGCTCATTGCCTTGGGTTCCGTTGGGTCTGTCACAGTGAGCACGTCATGACCTACGATGAGCTGGTCACCAACATTCGCAACTACACCGAAGTGGGGAGCAACGTCTTCACGAACTCGGTGATCAACACGTTCATCACGATGGCGGAGAACCAGATTCTTCGCGAGATCGATTTGGACGTGTTCAAGCAAGAAGTCTCGGGGAATCTGACGCAGGGCAACAAGTTTTTGACCGCGCCCACCGACATCCTGACGCATCGGTACTTGATGATCACGGTCAGCGGGGACCAAGTGTTTTTGGATTTCCGCGACACGTCGTTCATGAAGGAGTATTGGCCGGATGGGTCGGCCACGGGCGTGCCGAAGTACTACTCGGTGTGGGATCAGAACACGTTCTACGTTGCGCCGACGCCCAATTCTGGCTACACGGCCGAGCTTGGCTACATCTACCGGCCGCCGCAGTTGTCTTCGACAAATCCGACGACCTGGGTGAGCACGAACGCGCCGGAAGCGCTCTTGTATGCGTGTTTGATCCAGGCGTACAGCTACACCAAGGGCCCTGGTGAGATGTTGAATTACTTCAAGGGCGCGTACAAAGAGGCGTTGCAGGGTCTGGGCATCGAGCAGCAGGGCCGTCGTCGCCGCGACGAGTACCGTGATGGCATGATTCGTATTCCCGTCAAGTCGGAGTCTCCTGGGCCATGATCAGCGTATCTTCTCCCGTGATGGTAGGTGGGGTGCAGGTTGTCACCACGCAGGCGCGCGGGTGGTCTGTGGACGAACTGGCGCAGCGCGCGGCCGACAAGATCATTTACGTTGGGGATCAGTCGCACCCGGCGGTGCGCGAGCAGGCGCGGGCTTTCAAGGAAGCCGTGAAACACGTGGTTTCCTTCTATCTGAAGGAAGCTGTTGAGCAAGACCGAGCAACGATTGCGCAGCGCCTTCATGAGGCAGGGCATCCTGAGCTGGTCCATCTGTTAGGAGAGTAGCTATGGCGTTCTCGGGCAATTTCATGTGCACCAGCTTCAAGGTCGAGCTGATGAGGGCCGTGCACAACTTCACGACGAGCACGGGCAATACGTTCAAGCTGGCGCTTTACGATAACAGCGCTTCTTTTACCGCTGCAACCACCGCTTACACGGCAACCAATGAGGTTGCGGCTTCGGGCACATACGCAGCCGGGGGCGGGGCGCTGACTAACGTGACGCCCACAAGTTCGGGGACGACTGCGTTCACGGACTTCGCGGACCTGTCGTTTACGAGTGCGACGATCACGGCCTTTGGCGCGATGATCTACAACGACTCGGCGGCGGGCGACCCGTCGGTCTGTATTCTGGACTTTGGCGGGGCGAAGACCTCGACCAACGGCACGTTCACGATCATCTTCCCCACTGCCGACTCGACCAGTGCGATCATTCGGATTGCCTAAGGAGTGTAGGTGGCTGATGCAACCGTTGCGTTCCAAGGGTGGAATGCTTCCGGCGTAGGCTGGGGTGACGATCCGTGGGGCGAGAGCCTTGCGGCTCTTCCCACTGGCACGGGCGAGGTCGGATCGGTTGCAACGACGGGTGATGCAAATGTCACCCTGGTAGGCGTCTCTGCGAGCGCCTTGCTGGGCCAGGTTACGGTCACAGCGAATGCGGATGTCGTAGTTATCGGCGTGTCAGCCACTGGGGCCGTGGGCACGGTTGCGGTAACTGGCGACGCGAATATTCTTTTGACGGGCGTTGTGGGCACGATGCAGTTGGGCAACGTCACGGTTGCGGCCAATGCAGATGTGCTGGTGACTGGGGTCTCTGCGACGGGCTTTGTTGGGTCGGTTGCGACGACAGCCAATGCAGATGTGCTGGTGACGGGCGTCGCTGCCACCGGAGCCGTGGGCACGGTCACAATCAGTGGTCAGGGCAACGTCACGGTCACAGGCTTGCAGGCCACGGGGTCCGTGGGCAGTGTGACGGTAGCCGCGAACGCCGACGTGTTGGTGATAGGCGTATCGGCCACGGCTCTTTTGACGCCGGTGCTGGTTTGGAGCGTGATCAATGACGATCAGACGCCGAATTGGCAGGGGGTTAGCGACTCACAGACGCCTGGGTGGGCTGCGGTGGATGACAGTCAGACGCCTGGGTGGCAGAATGTTGGCAGTGCACAGTCTCCGGGCTGGGTAGCTGTCGTTGACGGCAATACGGTGGTCTGGACGCAGATCACAACGTAAAGGAAACGAGCATGGCAAGCACCTACTCCACGAACCTAAAGATCGAGATCATGGCGACCGGGGAAAACTCCGGCACGTGGGGCACGATCACCAACACCAACCTTGGAACGGCGCTTGAGCAGGCCATCGTAGGCTATGGCAATCCGAGTTTTGCTTCGGATGCCAACCTCACTTTGACGTACACCGACACGAACGCCGCTCAGGCGGCGCGGGCGCTGGTGTTGAACGTGACGTCGGCGGTGAGTTTGACGGGTACGCGCGAGCTGGTGGTGCCTACCATCCAGAAGCAGTACATCGTCCAGAACAACACGACGGGTTCGCAGAGCATCACGGTCAAGACCTCTGGCGGCACGGGCATCACGGTTCCGAACGGACGCAAGGCGCACTTGTACGTGGACGGCACGAACGTCATCCAGATGTTTGACTTCGTGGACATCAACGGCGGGGCGATTGATGGGACGACGGTGGGTGCGTCGTCCGCGTCCACTGGGGCGTTTACGACGCTGACCGCGTCCGGTGCGACGACTTTGAACGGTGCGGTGGCCTTGGGCGATGCTGCGGCCGACTTGATCACGGTGCCTGGGACGGTGAACAGCAATGTGATCTTCACCGACAACACGTTCGACATCGGTGCGAGCGGCGCGACGCGCCCGCGCACGGGTTACTTTGGAACGTCGGTGTTGTCACCACTGG